ATGACGCGAAGTACTCTTCGCCGTCATGCGTGTAGCCAATGATGACCACATCGCTCAGCTTACCAAGGGCCGCTTCCAGCACGCGCTCGGGGTTAAGCGATAGGCGGGTGACGATGGGGGCGTCGATAACGTTGGTCATTATTCCGGTTCATCCTTAGCTTAAGCCGCCATTTCGGTGCGGATGTTGGCGTTGGTGGTCTTGCTCGATGAGCCGCGCTTAAGAAGCATGGGTGTTGTCCTTAGCTTGGCGTTACTGACGTGCTGCCATCAATCACGTCCCACGGATCAGCCGCAGCTGTGCCGCGAGCACGCATCATGCGGTTGTTGGTCGTGTCCCAGACCTGTTTGCCAACGTACTTTCCGGTTGTGTTGATCGCGTTGGCTACTGCTGCAATGTTGGCTGCTGTCGCGGTTTCCGTTGTTTTTTCGCCGTAGGTGCGCCAAGTGCCCGGCGTTCCTGCCGTCACACAGACTGCGCCAATAGGTCCGTCGATTGTCGGGTTGCCATAAATCAGGGTGTCGCCCACAATCCACTGGCCGCCCGTGGGGCTGTCTGTTGGCGTTGTGTACCCAGGATTGTGAATAAACAGCCGCCCGTTTTCTACGGTTGCGTATTGCACGTAGTCGGGAAGCCCGCCAGGGAACGGCGCTTCGACAAACAACGAACCCTTGCGAATGTTGCGAATGTCTGCATAAGGAAGTTTTGTCATTTGGCTGCCAGCGTACCATTCCACGCTGCAACCATTGTCATCAGTAAAATTAGCTTGAGCGTCAGTCACCACTTCTAACAAACCGCCGTCCCACGTAATCACTCTGCAATTATGAAACACGGCAGAGCCGCCCGCTCCATTAGTAGAGCCTCGGCCAAGCATATACAGCCAACGCGATGTCGGGTGCAGCGTTTTAATCATCGTGCCGCGATATGCAAACAAGCACGACATGAACACCACTTCGGCGTAACAAACATTCATCGCCGAAATAACCGGCGTAGCTAATGCTGGAACGCCAAAGCTTATGCCAAAGTCTTTGTTGACAAGCCCTGTGTTAGCCACTGCTCCACTATCAAGGCTGTAGCCGATGTTCTCAAAATAACATCCGCTCAGCAGCATTTTTGTAGTGATTGCAGAAAATGCAACAACGGAGCTTTCAAACACCGTATCGTAAAGCTGAACATCTAACACGTTGCCATCAATACGCATACAATGCTGGTTATAGTTCAGGTAGCACTTGCGAAACACGATGGTCGTGCTGACAACATTGAATGTGCCGACCCGCGTAGCGTATCCAAACGGAAAAAATGCAATTCGCGTGTCTGTTACGTTTACCCAATACGCTGCGCGCAAATCCAACCCAACAGCGTTAGGTGCGCGTGAATAATTAATGACGCAATTATGGACCTGCACTTTAGTAAAAAAAGCTTGCGAAGGTGTCGTTCCTTGCGACGTGTTGTAAATTGCGCCAAGCCAAGTCGTTGACGCCACGGTCCACGCGCCCGTGCCGTTTGGCCTACCGTCAAATACCAAACCTTCAAGCTCAAGTTGAAAAGTTGTTCCGTCAGGAATTGCGATTTCGAACGTGTAGCCCACGATGTTTGCGCAAAGCAACCTTGATGCACCGCCGCCAGATGGGGGCAAATTAACGTCGGATGGACAATCAAAACCCGCTGTCCCTACCAGCCGCAGCGAGCGCGGCGTTGTTAACGTGATCTTTGACGAAATGTAATAGTCGCCAGGAGGGAAATACACGACATCATTGGCCGCAATGGCCGCAATAATTGCCGCGCGATCATCCGTCACGCCATCGCCAACAGCCCCATATTCGGTGACATACGCGAATTTCTGCACCGCGTTAAGGCTTTTGACGTTCGTGAGGGCTTTGCTCATTGGCCACGCCCCAACGCAATCGCCGCGTCCCAAGCAGTGAGGTCATAGCCGTCCCACCAGGGGTTCGCGCGCATCTGCTCCAGATGCACTACGTTGCGCTCGATGCTGGCCAGTTCGTCCGCATCGGTCGTGCCTGCTAGGCGGTTAATCAGGTCCACGCTGTGGCCCGCGCGGTAGTAGTGGCCGGCAATTTCTTCCGGTGTCGGATTATCTATGGCCATAATGTGCCTCCGCTGTGGTCAAAGAGCGTGCCGTAATTGGTCACGCCGCCCGCAGTGCTGCCGATCATGATATCGCCGTCATCGCCGAGACCTGTGCCATCTGACATCCAAATCACCACATTGCCCTCTGCGGGCTTGGCGGGGTCGCTTGTGCGCTCAAGCAGGCGGATGCGGTCGTGGAAGTAGCGGCCGCCGATGTTGATTTGGTTTGACGCTGTATTGCTATCTAGCTCGATGCTAGCGCCAATCACAATATTAGAGCCGCCTGATGACAAAGCGTTTCCGGCGTTAAACCCTAACGCTATATTGTTCGCCCCCGTTGTCACGTTCAGCGCGCCATTGCCAACAGCTACATTGTTGTTTCCTGCCGCACCGTTTAGCGTGTAACTGCCAAAAGCGACGTTTTGTTCGCTTGTTGTAATGTTTATTCCGCTTTGCGCGCCAAAGATTGTGTTAGCTGCACCTGTCGTGATTTTGCTGCCTGCGCTATGGCCTACCAATGTTGACCGTGTTGCAGTTGTTTGGTCCCGTCCGGCCAAATAACCAACCGCAACGCCTTGGTCTCCTGTCGTGTTTTTGTTGAAAGCCGCAACACCAACAGCCGTCATCTGGTTGACCGTGGTGTTAAAGTAGAGCGCGCCAGTTCCTATCGCGACGCTGTCGGAGCCCGTCGTGTTGGAGAAGAGCGCGTTCGTTCCCACCGCAACGCTGTCGGAGCCTGTGGTGTTCGAGTAGAGCGCGTTCATCCCCACCGCGCTAATGTTGCCGCCCGTGGTGTTGCTTAGCAGCGCCCGATACCCGACGCCTACGTTATTCGTTCCCGTCAGGCTCGCGCTATGCAGCGCCTCAAACCCAAGTGCGGTGTTCGTTGCGACAACCGTCTGGCCGCCTAGGCCGATGGTGAGGGTCTGCGCCGTGACGCGCCCGCCTTTGCTCACCTTAAACTGACTCGTCCCCCCCACCTGCAAGTCCAGCAACAGGGAGCCCGCTGCGGAGGCGGTGTCGGTGACGTTCATCTTCACGGCGGTGAAGGTCGTGCCGCTGGCGTTCCAAGTCGCGGTCAGCGCACTGAGAGGAATGGTTGTCATGTCTTACCTCAGCACCACAATTAGACCAGCGTCGTTGACCACCAAAAGGCCTGCGTCGTTAACGACTTCAGCGGCCACGGACCCGCCAGGACTTGCTCTTGTCCCGATAAAGCCTCGCTTAAGCCAAAGCGCCAAAATACTCACGGCTGCACCACCAAAGTGATCGTTCGCGCGCCGCCTTGGTTGACCGGCGTACCGGCTGTGCCAGAGCGAATGCGCAGAAACCGCACGCCAACCCAATCGCCAATAGCTTGCGCCAAGTAGCGAGAAGCGGCGACCACGAGTGTGCGCTCGGTCGCGCCATCGTACAGGTCATCATAGGTGACGCCATCCACGCTGGCTTGGAAGGTCAACGACGCGGCCGTCCACGACGACGGCATGTCAATCGCCACGAGCTTGCGCCCGCCGAGATCCACAGCGCCGGACAGACTGCCGCCGTTTTCGATTGTGGCTGTGAGCGTCTCAAGCGCTTGTGAAACGACGGGCGCACCCATGGTTTATTTCCCTTTGCGAGATGGCGCGGGCCTGCGAGGCGTGCGCGGGGGTGTCATTCTTCCGCCTTTGCCAGCGGGCTTGGCTCCGTAGGGTTTCATTCCAGGCATGTTAGGTTCCTCCATAGCCGCTAAAAAGGTTGATGAGATCGGTAGCGGCGTTCTTCTCATCGGTCTTGACCGTGCCAAGCTTGGCGGCTGCATCGGCCTGCATCTGCGCAGCCTGCATCTGTTGGGCTTGGGCTTGGGCCTGGGCGCGTTGCTGGCGGATGATAGCCACGTTCTCGGATGCGACGATAATGTCGGGATCGACGCCAAGCATGTCGCTATAGCTGTCAGCCCACTTGTCCACGTCAATCTTGTCGATCACCTCAGGGCGCATCTGAGCCACCGCGCCAAGAGCGCCGACAAAGCGATCAACGCCATTGACGCCGATCGCACGCTGCGCTTGGGCGAGCATGCTGACGAACTCTACGTCCAACTCCACGCCCTGCAACGCTTCAGGCGGCGGCGGAATAAGATCGGCCTGCACCATGCGGGTGAAGGTTTCGTCGATCAGGGGCTTGAGTAGCTCATTGTGCAGGCGCTCAAGCACGGGGCCAAGCATAAGAAGCTTCTCTTCGTGCCGCTCGGCCACCTCAGTCGCCGTCATGCGGCCTGGAACGGTCGACGCCAGCATGAGGAAGAGATCGGCGTAGAACGCGCCACGAATGCGCTCGCGCACGTCTTGGATGTCGAAGAGCAAGTGTTGCAGGTCCAGCTGCACGTTGAACAGGGTCGATACCGCGTTCTGCGCGCCAGGCGCATCAACATAGGTCACGCCGCCAGGCAGGTAATCCAGGTCGCGCCCCTTCATGCCAGCGGGCACTTGCAGTGGCGGCTTGGTCTGATAGTCGATGGCGTTGGCCTTGCGCAACTGCTCGTGCTGGAGCTGCTTGATGTCGCCAAGGGCTTCCATGCCGGGGCTGTTGCCGTACACATCGCCAGGCATTTTGTGCCAGCGCGGAGCGAGGCCCGGAAAGCGATCATAGCCGCTTTCGCGCAACACCTTGTCGCCTGCGTCCTCGCGGCCAGGCTCGAAGTACACGCTGCGCCATGGCTTGTTCTTGCCATCGGCCTTGCGTGCATCGCGGTCAGAGCGGGGCTCTATGCCGTGAATGATCGGCACCCACGCATCGAGATTGCCTGAGTTGTAAAGCGCCTGCGTGGTGCGTGAGCATTGATCATACCCAAACTCTGCAACCAACTCGGCGACCGTCTTCTCAAACTCGCGGTAAATCGTGTTGACGTTGCCGCGATAGTCCGTGGCCAAGGCGAACTCGCCGACGGGGCTTTGGTAATGGTGGATGAGGGCGTCATAGTCATCCATGATGACAGAAGCGCTCGTGCCAAACGCGCCAAGCTCTTCGTAGCAGGCATGGAGCATGAGGTAAGTGTTGCTGCGAGCGAACACGTTCAGCATGCGCCCCTGCGTTTCGGCCAACCATGACTTGACCGGCGCATAGTCCATCAGATCTTCATCGGGCAAAGCCAAGCGGAACCATGGCCTAGCAGGCGACGTCATGCCGCTCATCATGCCGGCTGACAGGATACGCAGGGAGCGTGAAGCCGTGCTGTCAAAGATGGCGTTGTGTTTCTTCGTGCCTTTATTTCTGTCGCTCTTGTAGAACCGCGTCGAGCGAGGAAGCAGATAGTCCGACAGCTCGCGCCAATGGGCGATCCAGCTAGACCGCTCGGTCTGAAGCGCCGTCCAGCGGCGCAGCATGTCGGTTTTGGGGATCATGATCCTAACAGGCTCGTGCGACCCAACATGCCGCTCGATGTAGGCGCACCCATTGTGCCGGTAAGGAATGTGCCGCCAACTCCACCGCCGCTCATGGCGCGGTTGCGTGCGGCCAACGCTGCGATGTTGGGGCGCTTCTGGTTGGCGCGGTTAAACTCGCGTTCGGCCTGGCTCTGTTGCATCTCGGCTTGCATAGTAGCCTGATCGGCGGCCCTGCGTTGAGCACGTTGCGCTTGACGCCCTTGCGCAACGGTTGCGCCAGCGGTAGCGACAGCGGCGGCGGCTGCAATAGCTTGGACCATTAAAGCACCTGATAGTGGATAGTTTCAAACGGCTCGTAGCCCAGCTTTGGGAGCATCCGATCAAGGGTTGTCCCAGGCTTAGCGTGCCACAGCATCATCTTGACACCTCGCTCTTTGGCGGCGCGCTCGGTCGCCGTAATCAGCCGCATGCCGGTCATGCCGCGCCGGTGTGACTTGCGCACAAAAAGCAAGTCATTCTGGCACATTAGCAAGTCGCCATAATGCAGGTTAGTGCACACAATGTTAACGCTGTAGCCAACCAGGGTTTCGCCGCCATCGCCATGGATGTCAAACATACCGATAGCAAACAAGTTCCCCGCCGCCTCAAGGGTTTGATAGCGCTCGACGTCAGGCTTAAGCAGCATGATGTCCGGCACAGTCGCCAACTCGGCATAGTGCTCTTCAAGCAGCGGCCAAGCGCGGTCGATCCACTCACTGGCCACAATCTCGCGCGGGATCGCCATCAGACCATATCCAAAGGGTTGTACTCGCCACGCGAGCGAGGCCGGGCCAGCTCATCGCGCTGGCGCTCAAAGCGTGTTCTAGCCGCCACTGGCGCGGCGAAGGTCAGGGCCAAAGCGTCGCCAAGGTCTGGACTAGGAAGCCCGCGCGCCTTGAGGTCATCCTTGCTTTCCAGCACGCGCTTACCCGTCTGCGTGAAGGCGTAAGTCGGCGCGGCCAAGTCTTGCTTGAGGGCCACGTCATCAGGGATTGCGCCGCCTAGCTTAATCCATTCGGCCAATCCGCACCACATCTCGGTGCGCTTGTCCTTGTACGCTTCGTCAATAGGCCGTCCGCCAAACCAGACTTCTGTGACTTCATGCTTAAGCTGGCGCAAGCGATCGATCACGCCAGAGCCATTGCCCGCGTCCACAAACACCGCATCGGGCTGCCACTCGGCGATCTTGGCTGCAACACGCGAGGCCAGGTCCATGTTGTCCACGCCACGCAGGACAATGGGCGGGAACGCCACAAGCCCCTGACGCGGAAAGATGACCGATCGATCATCGCCAAAGCGCGCAGGGTCAACGCCAAGAATGCGCGGCGCCCATTGATATTCCGTGATCGCGTAATGCCGTTGCGTCGCGGCCTGGACGTCAGACAAGCTAATCAGCTGATCTTCGCCAGCCGCGCTGAAGTCGCACAGATACTCGCGGCTGAAAGACGTCTCGCTCATGTCGCGGCGCAAGCGTGCGATCTCGTCAGTATCAAGGGCGTCGGTGTCATAGACCGTATAAAGCGCCGAGGCCCAATCAGGCAGGGTCTTAGCGCGAAAGAACAGCTCGCTGAAGAGGTTGACGCCAGACGGCGTGCCGATGAACAGCGCCCAGCCCTTACGATCAGACAGCGCGGGCTGAATAATGTCTTGCCACACCTCAGGCTTAATCTGCGCCACCTCATCGATGACCACGCCATCCAGGCGCACGCCACGCAAGGCGTCTGGGTTGTCGCCGCCGAAGATGCGGATCACTGCACCATTGTGAGCCAGCTTGATTGACAGTTCGCTTTCGTTCACCGCCACAGCATTGACGTTCAGAAGCGGCCCCAGCCGCTGCTTCAAGCGCGCCCATGCGATGGTCTTGGCCTGCTTCAGGAAAGGCGCGAGGTAAACGTAATAAGCCAGGTCTGCGGTGGTCTTAAGCGCCGCGTCGATTAGCTCCATCAGAGCCAACTCGGTCTTCCCGGCTCGACGGTGAAGCGCCAGCACGCGGAACCGCGCCTTGCGCTTGTGACAGTCAGCTTGCCATTCGCGGGGGTAGTAGGCGAGGCTAATCTGTTTCTGAGGCATGCGGGACGCCTGTAACGACGGCAAGGGTTACGCTCGCATCAACCTTTTGCTGGGAGCTTTCGCTCCAGCCCGCACGGCTTGACAGGAAAAACTTCTGCGCCTGCGTGTCGCCATTAAGGGCGTTCTGCTTCAGCGAGTTTGCAACCTGTTCAACAACCTTGGCTTTGCCAACGTCAAGCTCATCGCGATAATACTTGGTCAGCGTGTCGTGGCTAATGCCAAAAATCTTGGCGATAGTGACGTGATCCATGCCATAGGCGCACAGCTGCTCAACGCGCTGCGCGTTCTCTTCAGTTTTGACGTGAGGAGGGCGACCTGGTTTCTTCATATTACCGCGCGCGAGCTACGTTTTATCTCTTCGCCGTCTTCGCACTCTCGCGAAACGCCTTCGCGGTGAGAGCGCCTTTTGCGCCGGGCTTCCGCATCTTCTCGCCGGAGCCCGCTTTAATGCGGGCTCGCTTGGCTGCGATGTTAGCGTAGAGGCCGGGACGTTTTGCCATCACTGCACAGGGGGCTCAACAACAGGCGCCACACTGACATCAGGAACAAGCGCCGTCAAGACGGTAAAGCCCCAAGCGAGCCATGCCGGCAGCTGCGCGCCGATCCAGAGAAGAGCGCCGGTAAAGATCGTCCCGATAACGGACCAACCGGGTGGAAGTCCAACGCCAATCT